TACGAAGAAAGGCAGCACACAACGCAGGTATGACGCTTTGGGCAACATTCTGCAAGGCTATTGCCGACCAAGCATGATGCTCACCGACATCACCCCGGCATGGTTCACGGGGTTCTTGACCCACCTCAGCAAGCGTGGGCTTGCCCCAAACACGCTGGCCGTCTATGTGGCCACCATGCGCTACATCATCAACCAGGCACACCGTGAGGGGCTGCTGCCGACCAACCCCATTGCCAACATCAAGGGCGTGGGCTACGAGGAGACCAACCGCACCTACCTCACCATCGACGAGGTGCGGAAGCTGGCCAACACGCCATGCCACAACGAGGTGACGAAGCGGGCATTCCTGTTCGGGTGCCTGACCGGGCTGCGCAACTGCGACATCCGTGCGCTCACTTGGGGCGATGTCCATGAGCAAGACGGCTACACCCGCATCATCTACAAGCAGCTCAAGACCCACGGACAAGAATATCTCGACATCAGCGCACAGGCCGCATCGTTGATGGGCAGCAGGGGCAGGGATGCCGATGCCGTGTTCCAGCTCATGTCATGGCACGCAGTACGTCAGCAGCTGTTAGCATGGGCGAAGCGTGCCAAGATCGCTAAGCACGTCACCTTCCACACCTCACGCCACACATTTGCCGTGATGATGTTGGGAGTGACTGACATCTATACCGTGAGCAAGCTGCTCGGCCACCGTGAGCTGTCCACAACGCAGGTCTATGCCAAAGTGCTTGACAAGGCCAAGCGGGAAGCAGTGGACAGTATGCCGAATCTGCTCACGGGCGAAAAAACGACATAGACGCGTTCTAAGCGCATCAAATTGTCGGGTGGTATAGTTTATCAATTTCGCGGAAAAAGTTCGTTAGGGGCGAAATTCGGCAAAAATAAGCCGAGTTTTGCCCTTTCTATGTATTATGTTCGCGTGCGAGTGTTTCTATAACCCGCTGCTGGCTCTCGATGATACCGATGAGCCGTGAAACGGTGTCGTGTTCTTTAACCTCGACGGGTGGCGGCAGTATGCGAAGCAGCCGTTCAATGGCCTTGACCTGTGTCGGCTTTGGTGCAGATACGCCAGCCTCCCAGTTTTGGATCGTGCGCGTGGTCACGCCTACCGCCTCGGCGAGTTCGGCCTGTGAAAAGCCGAGCTCCTCTCTTGCTTGTCTAACGTCCATCATAATGCCTCCCTCCTTACTGATACGATGACCCGCCACACCGAGCGTATGATTCTCTTGTCTATCTCCTGCGGCTGGAATGCGGGATTGATGGACACCAGCAGATAGTGCTGCGTGTCGCTCCCTGCCATTACCGTCTTGATGATGCGCCTGTCATCAACGAGGCCGATAACGTAGGTGCAGCCGAGTTCCAGATATTCCCGCCATAGTTCCACCTCACGAATGAGAACCATAGACCCCGCCTTGTAGGTCGGCTCCATGCTGTCCCCGTAGATAGGGATGACCACATCGCCCTGGTGCGCTATTGACCTCGGGAACGGTATCTGCCCGGTGATGTAGGTGTCGGTCTGCACTTCCTCATTATAGGCCGTGCCTCCCCTGCTGTCAAGATTTACCACCGGGATGAGGATGGTGTCACCTTTCTCGGGCGGTGGCTCGGTGGGTGGTGATGGCACGAGTAGCATTTCGCCTTCGCCAGTTAATAACCATGAAGGACTTACTTCTGGGAACGATGCTAATATTTTTTCTTGCGCTTGGTAAGAAAGTGTTTTAGTATTTCCTTTAATCAACTCACGTACTGCTTGTGGTGTCTTAAACCCCACATGAACAGAGAATTTCGGGATTGATAACCCCGAATATTCGATTAATTTCTCTATGCGTTTACTTAGTTCCATTTCTTAAAAAATATTAAAAGATAAGATAATATATTGCAGATATAATTTTTTATATTACTTTTGCAGACAAATAAGTTTCTTTGTTTTCGCAAAGATACGAAATAAAACGAAAAATCAAATAAAAACAAAAAAAATAAAATGACTATGACATTACAAACGCAATTCCAGATTCGCCGCCAAAAGAAGCGTGACGAGATTTATGCCGAATACAAGCGGCTGGCAGCAAATCCAGCCAACAGCCGCTCGGCAATCATTGATTATCTAAAGAACAAGTTCAACATCGGTGCCGCATCCACCATCTACGGCATCATCAAAGAAAAGGAGGCTCAGGCATGAAGTGGTTTTTTCTCATCTGCATCCTCGCCATCATTGGGGCAGGCTGTACCCTGCTCGGGCTGGATTACAACACCCTTGGTGACGCTTTGCAGTGTCTTGCGGGTTCAGTTACCTGCTTCGCTGCGGCTGGCTGGCTGACTTGGTACTGTTCAAAGAAAAACCTGCTGCCAGAATGACAACGCTTGAGGACATAGCGCAGAGGCTTGAACGGCTTGAGACCCTCGTCACGCTGTCGGCAAAGGACGTGCTCGACATCAAAGACGTGGCAGAACTGACAGGATACTCGGTCAAGTACCTGCGACTGCTGATCGCCAAGCGTGAGATTCCCCACTATCGCAGGGGAAACCGCCTGTATTTCAACCGTGAGGAAATCGAGGACTGGATGATGGGTGAACGCATACCGACAAGAGAAGAGATAAACATCAAAGCAATGGGTTATCACAAGTAAAACAAACCAAGCAGCCGTGAAAGACATTCACCACGGGCAAGGAATGTGATAATACCGGAAATGAGCAGCGGTTCAACTCCGCACACGGTTACAAAGGCAACGACCGAGCCGAGAGGTCAGAATAAAAACTTAATAATTTTAGAATCATGAGTTTATTTAAGAATCCTAACGAGTTGGAAATCAACTCAACAATCAAGATGCTGGTGTACGGCCAACCTGGTATAGGAAAGACCACGATTGCCCTTTCATCACCGCAGCCCGTCCTGTTCGACTTTGACGGCGGTGTATCGAGAATTAACAAAGCCCACCAGTGCCCAACCTTGCAGGTGGAATCCTGGGAACAGGTTCTGCAAGCACTTGATGAACTGGAGAAGGGCGAAGTACCCTGCAAGACCATCGTCATGGACACGGCTGGCAAACTGCTGGACTTCATGAGCGACTACATCATGCGCAACGACCCGAAGATGCGGATGCGTGACGGGTCACTGGCCTTGAAGGGCTATGGTCAGCGCAAGGTGATGTTCACCAACCTCATCAAGCGAATCAGCATGATGGGTAAGCACATCGTATTCGTGGCACATGAGAAAGAAGACAAGAACGGCGAAACCCGCATGGTGCGACCCGACATGAGCGGTTCATCATTGGGTGACCTTATCAAGGAACTTGACCTTGTGGGCTATATGCAGGCCTACGGCAAAGACCGCACCATCTGCTGGACACCCAACGAGCAGTATTATGCCAAGAACACCTGCAACCTGCCCGAGTTTGAGAAGGTGCCAGTCATCATCGATGCACAGGGCGGCATCACCGGGGCAAACGATTTCCTCACTAAGACCTTTGCTGGATATGCCGAATACCTCCAGCAACAGGCTAAGATTGGCGAGGACTACACCAACCTCATTGCCCAGATCAGCGAGGACGTAGCAGCCATCACCGATGCCAAGACCGCCGATGAGTTCGTGGCCAAGATGGGCGACTATCCCAAGATTTGGGACAGCGTAGCACAGGCCCGCCGCCGCTATGCTGAGCGCATCGCAGAGCTGAATATCACCTACAACAAAGCCAAGAAGTGCCATGTATCCGCAGCCTGATTACAATATATTTCCAACTCTGCTTGATGCCTGGTGGAAGTTCCAGAACCAAAAACTGGAGGATTTCTTCTACCAGGACGAGCAGGGCGGGTGGCACCTCAACTACAACGAGCAGACGGGTGAATACCACTACTCGCAGGAGGAGATGGATGCCCTGCTGGAAAAGGAATTAATCGACAAGATTAACCGTGTTCCCCAGGAGCCAAGCGAGGCCGCAAGCAAGGGCACCATCTTCAACGAGATTGTGGACTGCATCATCGAGCGCAGGGGGTGTCACCGTGAAGGCTGGACGGTGGAATCAGTGGCCGATGAGAACGGCAACAAGACCACCATTCACGGAGCACTGGACGGCTTTGACTTCTACTTCGATGCCGCATTCTGCAAGCAGGTGGCCGCATATTTCGCAGGGGCATTGCCCCAGTTCTATATCGAGGCCATGCTCCCCTGCCGATATGGCACAGTAAAACTCTACGGCTGGATCGACGAGCTGCGCAAGGATGTTGTCTATGACATCAAGACCACCAAGCGTTACGAGTTCGGCAACTACCAGCACTACTGGCAGCGCCACGTCTATCCCTACTGCCTCATCGAGAGCGGCGACAGCAAGACCATCAAAGGCTTTGAGTTCACCGTCATCAAGTGGA